TGATCAAATAGTTACGAAAATGATTTTTATGCCTTTCGTTAACAGTTTGAAGGATAATTTCCCAAACACCCCGTCTGGTCTAGGCGTCGGTTTTAATGCTGATGCCCCGACTACGACAGGTGAAAACACTTGTGTTGGTTTGGCCGAAAGGATGTCCATACTTCAGAAGAGGTGGGGGCTTCCTATGGTTGCTACCGATGTTGGTGGATGGGAGGCGTGTTTCAATATATTATGTACCAAGATCACAGTTTTTGTCGCTTATCACACGGCGTGTAATATTGACGACACGAATCGAGAGATTTTCCTTCGGTTCACGTCTTGGTGGGCGCGTTCTGCGTGCTCGATATTGTATATGACTGTTGACGGCTATGTGCTGTCCTTTTTCAGTCAGAAAGTGCAGAGAAGTGGATGTTATATGACGTCCCCTGCCAACACTGTATCTAGAATTTTTGCGGCTATTGCCTGCCTAGCTTACGAGGCAGTGGCCAATGGCGATGATTCTGGAGAAATCAACTCTATTATCCGAGATTACGGCAAGGATGCGCTGTTAGAAATTTACAGTGCTCATGGTTTAGTCATCAGAGAAATAGAGATTATGAACCCCGACACCTTTCTTTTTTGTTCTCATAAGTTTTATCGTAAGGACGATGGGAGTTGGGGTTGCTACCTCGAGTCGTGGAGACGTATGTTGGTAGAGACTATTTACAAGAAGCCCATGGAACGCTTGAAACTTTTGGGCACATTGGCTAATTATAGGTCTGATCTCAAAGACATGGAGGATACCCAACTTAGGGACAAGATATATCGATACCTAGTGGACTGGGCCGTTGTTGCTAGCAACGATGGCTCGGTCACCAGGTGTTTAGCGGAGCAAACATTGTGCCTACCAGTTACGATGCCGTCACGTGGTCCCATCGCCACGGATGACCAAATCAAAGAAGAAGGGTAAGGGCCGGCCCCAATCGGCCCCAACAAAGAGAGTTATTAAGGGCAAAGGTAATTACAAAGTTGCCCTCAACAACCTCACAACCAAGATGGACGGATTGCTCAAGAAGATCCCTAAGGGCGCCTTCGCCAGAGGCGGAGGCGCCGTCGGTGGGGCCGCTTTGGTCGCCGCTGGGGGGCTCGAAGCCTTCGGCGCTTCTTTGGAGGCGGAACCTTCCACGATATAGGCGCCAAGTCCCATGGCCAACCAC